CTTTGGATGTGTACCGGCAGACGCTTGGTCGATGTACTATGCAGTTAGAACAACTTTCATAAAGCTTTACACAGACAACAACCTTTATGAAGACCTACTGAACCAGGTAAAGCAGCAGTTGGATAACCCGGATGCGGTCGATTTACCTGAGTTACCGGAGCGTGGAGATTTAGACCTAAGCCAGGTCCTAGATAGTCGATACTGCTTCATTTAGAATTGATGTGTGAGTAAGTCTGAAGAAGAACAAAAGCACATCATAGGGAGCGGGGAATGGTTGCGAGTGCGATAGTTCCCCGCTGCCGATACATACGTGCCGCTAGGGGCTAACGTAGCTGGCAGAGTGAGACTCGCAGAAAGCCTAGCATAACCTTAGAGAGCCTATCGAGGGTCGTCCTAAACCGGGGCGGCCCTTTCTCTATGGTCCCTTCCACATATTTCACGGAGTTTCCAATGCACCCACGCGAAAGGGTGCTTGGTTTGGCACGTCTGGCTGTTGAAGCCGGGGAGCCAATCCCAGTTGACGTAATTGCAGAAGCAGAAGCCTTAGGGATCTATGCGTCTGCGTTAGGTCAGCCAAGCACACCCACCCTAGAACAATTAAGAAAAGAAAAGGAGAATAACGATGGCTCGAGCGAGTTTGAAGTATCAGACGGAAGAGGGTCGCGCACAATATCCCTGGCTAAATACAGCGGATACTGAGTACGACAAGGATGGCATTTACCATACGAAACTTATTGTACCAGCAGATAATGCGAAGGAATTGATACAAAGTGCCAAAGCTTTTGCCAAAGAAGAACTAGGTAAAAAAGCGGATACGGCTAACATGCCTTTTAAGGTTGATGATGTTACCGGTGCCGTAATCTTCAATGCTAAAACCCAGTTTGTACCTAAATACTATGATTCATCTGGTGCTTTGCTTACCGGTTCGCGCATACCCAAGGTTTATAAAGGTGCTGTTTTGAAGCTAGGTGGGACGTTAACATCCTACGACAAAGGTTCAATTTACGGAATCAAAATGAACCTGACGAAAGTCCAAATCATCGATGTTGGTGACCCGAATCAGGATGACGGTGAGGGCTTTGACGCGGTCGAAGGCGGCTTTGTTGCCCAGGCTGTTGCCGCGGATACCTTTGACGATAGTGGTGATACGGATGGCGAAGCGTCCTCGAACTACAACTTCTAAGGTAAGACGTAACGCAATCAAACATGGTTATAGGTCAGGCCTCGAACACACGATCTCTCAACAACTCGAGAAAGCCGGGGTTCCGGTAATCTACGAACAAGAGAAATTAGCCTACGTATGGCCCTCAAGGTCCTCAACCTATACCCCAGATTGGAAGCTGCTAACGAAAGACGGCAGCTATTTTTATGTCGAATCAAAAGGACGCTTCCAGACTCATGACCGTCAGAAGCACCTCCTTTTGAAGGAACAACATCCAGACATCAACATCAGGTTTGTCTTTAGCAGCAACCAGAAACTCTACAAAGGTTCAAAGACCACTTACGCAATGTGGTGTGAGAAGCATGGGTTTCAGTATGCGTTCAAGACAATTCCTGATGCATGGTTGGAAGAATAGTGCATTAAGGGAGCGACACTATTATGGAAGCCTCACAGTTAACCGAAAGTAATTTAGTAGGACATGGGCCATGCGACAGCTGCGGAAGCTCAGATGCCCGGGGAGTATATGATGACGGACATTCGTATTGTTACTCCTGTTCGACCTACCAACCATCTAGCGAGGGATCTCAGGTCCCGCAAGTATCGCCTAAAGAGACGCCCCAGCAAAAAGCGTTACTCCAGGGCGAAGTTAGGTCGATTAAAGCTCGAGGATTAACTGAAGAGACTTGTCGGAAGTTTGGTTACCTGGTCAGCCAGTTTAATGGAGAGCCTGTCCAGGTAGCCAACTACCGTAATAAAGATGGTGTCGTGGTAGCTCAAAAGCTACGCACTGCAAACAAGGACTTTAGCATCTTAGGTGATGCTAAAAAGATGACACTCTACGGATCGCACTTGTGGAACAAGGGTAAGAAGCTGGTGATATGTGAGGGTGAAATTGACACCTGCACAGTCTCACAGATTCAAGGGCATAAGTGGGCGACTGTCGGCCTACCTAACGGCGTGGCAGCTGCCACACGTACTATCAAAGACAACTGGGATTACATCATGGCCTTCGATGAGGTCATCTTGATGTTTGACCAGGATAAACCAGGGCAAGATGCTGCACTGAAGTGTGCGGAGATCTTCCCTGCCGGTAAAGTTAAGATTGCCGGTCACTTGCCTTTTAAAGATCCGAATGAGTGCTTACTCAACAATGAATCAGCAGCTGTCGTAACTGCCATCTTCCAGGCTCGAGATTATCGGCCCGATGGTATCGTTGCGGCGTCTGACTTCGATACAACAATTGGTTTGGATGATGCTGCTTCGTCCATCAGTTACCCCTACGAACGCTTGAACTCTATAACAGGCGGAATCCGTAAGGGCGAAATGGTAACCATATGTGCAGGGTCGGGGTCAGGCAAGACAACCTTCTGTAAAGAAATAGCCTACCACCTACATCAAAACCTAGATCAACAGGTTGGTCTTCTGATGCTCGAGGAGAGCAATAAGAGGACTTTACGCGGCCTGGTTGGACTTCACCTTAATAAGAACATCACGGTGGACCCTAGCCAGGCAACCCAAGAAGAGATCGAAGAGGCCTTCAGAGAGCTATTTGCTCCCACAAAGCCCCCTCTGTACCTCTTCGATCACTGGGGCAGCTCAGACGTTGACCTAATATGCCAACGCATAACTTACATGGTCAAAGCTCTGGGCTGTCAGTGGGTCATCCTCGATCACGTTTCGGTCATGGTGTCAGGCCTGGCAACAGGTGATGAACGTAAGCTTATAGACATTGCGTTGACCAAGCTTGCAACGCTCACACAAGAGCTACAGATAGGCTTGATTATCGTAAGCCACCTACGCCGCCCAGACGGTGACAAGGGCCATGAGGACGGCGCAGTGGTCCGTCTAGGCCAGCTACGTGGTTCACACTCGATTGCCCAGCTTAGTTCCATGTGTATCAGCCTACAAATCGACCCTGATGACCCTGCGGGGGACACCAGGTCTATGCATGTATTGAAGAACCGTTGGTCCGGTGAGCAAGGATACGCCGGAACAATTAAGTACCACCGCGATAGTGGCAGACTATTAGATCAAAAGGAGATGTTCTGATGTTAGTTGATGAACCATGGAAAAGACATAGAAGGGATGCCCCGGACACAAGTATCGAGGCCGCTTACTCATTCAATGTTAGTGCAGTTCAGCAGATTGTTTATGACGCTATTAATAGCTTTGGTGATGAGGGTTGTATCTCTGACCAGGTCTTAGATTATCTATCTGAAATGGGAATGGATGTCAGAGGTGGTAAATACGGTACATTCACCGGACGATACTCAGAGTTATATGATCGTGGTCTGATATTCTATGACGGCAAGCGTCCTGGTAGATCAGGTCGAAACCAGCGTGTAATGTTTACTAAGGACATGCTTAAACCTTCGCAATTATCTTTAAAATTAGATGGGCAAGCGCAGTAACTTTGAGCGTGTTCCCAGAGACTTTTACCCTACACCAGAAGCCGCACTAGCCCCTCTAACGGCAAGCGGCTGCCTTAGCCCCTACGTGACCTATGCTGAGCCTTGTGCAGGGCAGGGTGACCTGGTGGGCCACCTAAACAAAAGAGGTCTTCAGTGTCTCTATACAAACGACATTGAACCTCACCCTGGGAATGACGACACTAAGGACTTCCGGGACATCACATTTGAAGACGTTAGAGGTTGTGATGTCATTATTACGAACCCGCCATGGGACCGTAAGCTACTACACCAAGCCATCCTACATTTCACATGGATGAAGCCCACCTGGCTTCTGTTCGATGCTGACTGGATGCACACCAAACAATCCATACCTTACTTACAAAACCTTCACACTGTAATCAGCGTTGGGCGTCTCAAGTGGATCCCCGGCTCGAAGTCATGTGGGAAGGACAATGTCTGTTGGTATGGCTTCGGCAAGTTTCCCCCACGCCATGGGATCAGATTTATAGGTAGGAGAGCCTAAATGAACAAGTTAACTTTAGATGAATACCAGGCAGCTGCTGAACGCACGTTCATCGTTGAGAACGACAAGATCCCATATTTACTTATGGGCTTGGCATCTGAGACAGGCGAGGTCCTGGGAAAGGCCAAACGTGTAATCCGGGATACTGTAGTTCCTTTTGACGACATGTCTTACGAAACACGGAAAGAGATTGCCATGGAACTTGGTGATGTCCTTTGGTACGTGGCTACTCTTGCAGGGTATCTTCAGTTTGACCTGAGCCGGGTTGCTGAGATGAACACCGCCAAGCTTGACCGGCGTATGCAAGCAGATCTGATCACCGGCAGCGGTGACAACAGATGAGGTTGGTCTTCGACATTGAAACCAACGGCCTACTACCAGAACTAACAACCATCCACTGCATAGCATTTAAGAACATCGACACCAACGAGATCAAAAGCTTTGGTCCTCAGGGTGTCGAGGATGCGTTGTTGTTTCTCAGTAAGGCCACGGAGTTGATTGGTCATAACATCATCAACTTTGACATCCCGGCAATCCAAAAGGTTTACCCTGGGTGGAACACTGAGGCCAAGATCACTGACACATTGATCCTGTCCAGGCTTATCAAAGCCGATCTGAAGAACGAAGACTTCGAGAGAGACCATCAAGCAGAGTTTCCAAAGAAACTATATGGCAGTCACGCACTAAAAGCCTGGGGCCTACGTCTTGGTAACCACAAAGGTGACTATGACGGCGGCTGGGACAGCTTCAACGTAGAGATGCTTCATTACATGGAGCAAGACGTCCAGGTAACACATGACCTCCTCAAGTTCCTACAGCCAGACGCTTGGTCACAAGAATCCATCGACCTCGAGCATAAGGTAGCTCACATCACAGATGCCATAGGCAAGGCTGGATGGACCTTCGATAACAAGAAGGCCGGGGAGCTATATGCTGCTTTGGCGCAAGAGAGGGCGAAGCTCGAACTTGAGATGGCTGACCTCTTCGAGCCATGGGAAATACATGAAGAGTTTATCCCGAAGGTCAACAACAAGAAGCTGGGTTATGTCAAAGGTGAGCCTTTCACAAAGGTTACCGTGGTTGAGTTTAATCACAATAGCCGGAGACACATCGAGCATTGCTTGAAGCTCAAGTATGCATGGCAACCTAAGTCATACACACCAGCTGGTCATGCCATCATCGATGACGTGGTCCTGGGTGAGCTTCATTACCCTGAGGCTCAAAAGCTTTCTCAGCTGTTTCTTTTGTCCAAACGGCTAGGCCAATTGGCAGAGGGTGGACAGGCCTGGCTGAAAAGGGTCGATGCAGACGGAAAGCTCCGACACTCGATTGTGTCCAACGGTACTGTAACAGGCCGTGCATCTCATAGATTCCCGAACTTAGCCCAGGTCCCTGCAACCAGGTTGCCATGGGGTCAGCAGTGC